GTACCATTATACACTAAGGCTTGTCCACTAACTGGGCTAGTTATAGTAACCCCTGCTAATTGCGTTAAGGTATAATCACCTTCTGTAGCAACCACATTACCTGTTCTACCAAACACACTATAAACACTTGTAGGTAATGGATAGGCTCCTGAAGGGGCCTCTATTGTTATTGGTGACTCGGTAACATTAATGTCAATCGTAGTACTTGTAATTGTTATTTCTGTGCTCATTATATATTTGTAATATCTTGATAAACAATAAAGTTACCCCATATATATGTTTTTATATTGGTATTAGAAAATTTAACAGCCATATCATATACATAGTTACCAGCTGCTAAGTTGATGTCTTTGTTAATGGTAATCATATTGTTATTTTGACCACCTACTGTAATGCCACCACCATTTTCCGTTAAGGTAAGTTCGACAGTAGAAGAAGTGATTGTCTTTCTAATCTCAATTTCTACAGTAGCCGTGCTTAAGTTAATAGGTACAGTATTTGCAGTCAAAAGGAATATCTGACTCCAAGTATTAGTTTTCCAAATAGATATATTGTATTGAGCTGGTCTAAAATCAGCATTAGTGCTTATGCAGGACATTCTTTATAATTTTTACAAATTTAATCAATTCTTAGAGAATACCTAACAAGCTATAGGACTATTGTTTATAGCAGATGTACCTAAGTTAAATCTTGCCCTAAATCCAGCACCTGAAGTATTCCAAGTTCTATAGTGTAAAAACAATCCAGTATACCCACTCATAGGGTAAATAGTGGTTAAAGTATAATTTTCGTAAAAGACAGTTCCTGTAGTTGGGGTTGCGGTGTTAGTCCAAGCTATGTTGTATATATCTAAGAATAAAGAACAAGCATTTACTGAGCTGTCTCCATTAGAAGAAATCTCCCATTTGAATACACCAGTAATAGGTATTAGATCTGATTTAACAGGAAGCTGATTATTGGCCTTTGAGGTAATTGGGTTTATAACTACATACTGCTCAGCAGCTGCTCTTGTTATAATTAATGAACCTGGTGGCACAGCAACATCGGCTAATTCAAAAACACCAGTTGTTACGGCATCTTTAAGGTTGTTGTATGTAATACATTGATTACTTGCTAGTCCTGCCCAACTCATCTTTAATTGCTTTTAGTTCGTTTTCTAAGTATTGTATCTTAGCTACAAGCACTTGGTTATAAGCTACAGCTAAAAAACCATCTATCCCTTCTGTTACAGCACTAGGAATAACCTTAGATACCTCTTGTGCGTAATATCCTACCTCTTCCTTGCCATCTTTTATGTAAAGATAGGCTTGTATATCACCGACATTTTGAGGGCCGTAATTCGCCTCTAATTGCTTTTTAAGACGCCTATCTGAAGACTCAAAGAAACCTGTTGAAGTTAATGTGCCACTTAGTGTACCACCAGTTAAAGGTAGATAAGTAGAAGCTGCACTAGATGTTGTTAAGTAAGTGCTATTGTCATAGCTGACAGACGAACCAGATACCTTTACAAATCCATTGCCACTTAATAGATTTTGTTTACCATTAAAGGTATTCCAGTCAGTTGAACTTAAAAAGCCATTCTGACCTGATGTAGCTTGTTGTATAGTAAATACACCTGTTGAACTATCGTAAAATAATGGACTTGTAGCACTAAAGAAACCAGCAGCTACAAAGGTTGGGGTAAAGTTTCTCCAACCTGATAGAGTATATCTTAATAATTGACCATTGCTTGGTGATGTTATTAAAACATCAGATAATTCTGATAATGCTGGTGCAGGAGGTGTGGCCCAAGCTAAGTCACCTCTTAAATATTGGCTTGTAGTACCTGTACCTAAAGAAGCTTGTTTAGCATTCCAATAGTTATAGTCAGCAGCTGTAATATAACCTGCTGTACCACTATCTGCTGCAAGTAGAGTATATCTACCAGTAGAAGAGTTATAGGTTAATGCTGAGCCTACATTGGCACTAAAAGCAGCCCTAGCTCTTGTATTTGTATAGTATAAGTTAGTTGAACCTTCGGTAACTAAGTCAGTATTGTAATCGCCACTAACGGCAATAACAGCACCTGTTCTCCCAAAGACACTAGATACAGCCCCAGCACCTGATGAGTAGATAGGAATGTTTAAAACACCTGTGCCACTATTGTAAGTTGCAGCACCACTTGTTCCTGTTGTAGTCAAGCTTAAAGCTGTACCACCTGAAGATGTTAATACACCAGCAGTTAAGGTTAGCCCACTTCCTATTGTTATCTTAGTTAATGTGCCATTTGTATCACCACCTGCAATAACATTACCTGAACCTGCAAGGGTTATAAACTTAGCTGAATTTACTATCTGTAATTGACTCATAATTATTTGAATAATGCTCTTACAAATTCATTTGCTGTTAATGCTGTTCCAAAAGTTAATATGCCACTTGTTGTATCAAACTTTACATTATCTCCAGTTGGAGTTCCTGTAGTTAAGATTGTTTGAACTTCTACACCACCTCTACTAACACTAAAACAAGTAAACCCAATAGCATCTGTAAAGGTTATTGTTGTTTCACCGCCAGTTGCTGTATAATCTAGCATTTTAACAATCTGAGTTCCAATAGATATTCCTTGTGTTTGTACTGCAATTCCATCTATTGAATAACCTCCAGTTCCTTGTAATGATACACTATAAGTAGAAGCACCCTCAACAGGGGCCGATAGAGACAATGATGTCAAGTTTGCTAATCCTGTAAGGACTGTATTGCCTAAGGTATCGCTACCAGCTCCATTATCGTTATCTATTGCAAATTTAATTGTTATTGGTGTTTTATCTAAAACTAATTGTAATAAGTACGCATAGTTATAGTTATTGCTTAAAGTTATGAAACCATCACAATTAACTGACCAGGTAGTAACATCATTTTTATATTCTCTAAACCAAGCAGATGTTTGGCTAGTTACTTCTATTTGTTCTACGCTAGTTTCAAATGAGCAGTTTGTAGATGCACCAAATGGAGTATAATAATCTAAAGTCGTAGTTACTGAGCTGTCATTTATCCCTTGCGTGTATAATGTTACATCTCTAGCATCTACGTTTGTTGTCCATATTTGTATAGCAATTCTATCTGTTTGATTTAATGCTACAGCAGGCATAGACATTGTACTTGTATATTTTGTTTTGGCATTTGCAGTAAAAGCAAAAGTGCCAGAGGTAGCTAATAATGTTAATGTAGTGCCATTATATTTAAAAACCTTGTAATAAAAGTTTGGGCTATAAGCTAAGTTATAGGTTATATCTAAATAGTTTACAAAAGTCCAAGTACCAGCAGGGATTGCTGTTTGACTAGGATAACTAATATTAGTGATAAAACCAAAGAATGTATTATCATAAGCTTTGCTTAAGTTAGCAGAAGCTCCTGTATTCTCTTCTTCGCCTAATTGATAATAAGTATTAGATGCAATAGTTGCATTATTTATTGATGCGTTAAAGTAATATTTTGCATTACTTCTTTTAGCGTATAAAACTATATTAGTTCCGTTAATTACTGATGCCATATTAGAAAGTTGATGTTTGAGGTGAATATTTATTTACTCTTGTGCAAACTATTTCAGTATTACTTATCTGCAACAATGTTAAACTTGTTTGGTCACTAGGTAAGTCTATAGTAGCATTACCTAACATATATGATTTGCCACTAATATTTATTGATGCAGGATCTGTATCTGTTGCAAAAATAAGCTTAGCTGCATTAAGTATTGGGTAGTTAATGTTTTCAGTATAAAAACTACTTACTGAGGCATCTAAATTAATAATGTTTTGTCCGTAAGTGTTTATGTATTGTTGTACTAATAATTCAGCTATAGTAAAAAATTCTCCTACAGGATCTTGGCCATATCTGTACCATCCAGCAGCCACACTATTATTGCTTAATATTAAAGCTCCTTTACAAGATGGATAAAAAGAATCTGAACCACTAGAGCCATAAGGCAATGATATAGTATTAGTATACTGAACATTTTCTACCAATGTTCCAGTTAGATTATAAGCAGATACTATTGATTTAATCTTTAATACAAAATTAGTAAGGGTAGTAAATGCTATGCCTTCTGATATTCTATATGTAAAACTTAATTGACCACTACCAGGGAATATTGCTGTTTTTAAATCTAATACAAAGTCTTGTGCAGCTCCACTTGTTTTAGGGTTAAATACCGAAAAGGATGTTGAAGTGGTTTGCCATTCTTTATTATTGTTTAAATAATAAATAGTAGAGCCAGTATTAATAGATATGTCTATAAACCCAATTACTGTTGCAACAGAGTTAGCACCTATTGTTATATTTAATTGTAAAGCATCTCCTGATGTTACATAAGCATTAGATGTAGCGTTTAGGGTAACTGCTGCTGTTCCTGCTGGGCCACCTGATGGAGCTGTTAATTGAAAGTAATAATAATCTAAAATTGCGTTTTGCAATAATAAGCAAGTTCCATCGCCAGTTGAGCTTCTAGTCCAATATTCTGCTTCTGTACCATTATTATTAGATAAGTCGCCATTAGGAAAATAATTATTAGCAGTATCTACATTACCTTCGGCTATAATCTTATAAAATCCTTTATTAAGAATCTTTAATTGACTGTTATCAATAAAGTATAATCCTGATGTATTTGTTATATAAGGTTGTATTGTAGATGATGTGTTTATTAAATTACCATCTAAATTATCTACTCTTGCTCCACTTGTATTATATTCTGTATAATAAGCATTTGTTTCAGCAAATTCATTTACTGCAACAATCCACCATTTAGCATTAGCTTGAAATATTCTACACCCAAAAGACTTAGCAATATTTGATATAATATCTAAACAGTTAGTATAATTATATTCATCTTTTAAGAAGTTTCTATAGCACATATAAGTTTGCACAAATGGATCTCTCCAAGAGTTTACAGCTCTATCAGACATCCCATTAGCAAAATAAGAACACATTGTAACTGTGTTTCTGTTGTTTTTAAAACCTATAGAATTAAAGCAAGTTCTTAATATAGTAAGTAATGAGTTAGTATCATTTACCCCTAAATTACCAACTGGCGGTACAAATGCTATATCTTTTAACATTCCTAAACCATCAGTAGCATTAAAGTTAGCTATCTTTCTACCTGTAGAATAAGAGACTTGAACATTGTCATTAATAATAAAACCAACCCATTGAATAACATTATCAACGTACATTTCTACATAATTAAACCTATCATCTATATTAGTAAAATTAATAATATTTGCTAATTGGTCTGTAAAGTCTATAGATACTGCTAATTGAGAAGCAAATATAGGCTCATACGGATCGTCAGAGTTAGGAATATAATCAAGGTTTAAACCAACACCTTGCAAGTTAATAATAGCTCCAGTATAAGGATCTTGCCATATCTTTAGTTCTACATTCTTATCTGCTATTGTAGCAAATGTTACTGAGTATTTTTGTCCGTATGCCATTATCCTCTTCTAAGTTTTAATGATGATTCGCTTCTGTTTAAAGCTAATACTAAATCTTGACCTTTAAGTACAAAATTACCACCACCTTGACCTGCTGATGAATTGCTTTGTATTGTATTAATTGCATTAGTGCCATTTGTTGCATCTACCCCTTTACTTGTACCACCTCCTCCTATTAATCCACCAATACCCATACCCTGCCCAATTAGTCCTTTAAATACTGCTCCTGCACCACCTGCCTTTGCTAACATACCTGGGAATAAAATAGCTAATAAAGCAACTGCTATTCCAGCTGAAATTATCACTTTTGCTAATTGTCTTAAAACACTTTGAAATGCATTTGTTAAAACATCTCCAATACTTGCACCTTTTTCTAATAGCATATCTAATGATGGGCCTAAAGCGTTCATAATACCATTACCCATATTCATTAAAGAATCGAAAGCGTCTTTAGTTATTTTACTAGAAATATCTGCAACAGCTTTTACATTTTGACCTACACCTTTTGTATATGTATCCCAACTAATAGCTTGTAATACTAATCCTTCTTCTAATTGTGCTCTTTGTTGTAATAAAATTTCTTTTTGAGCACCTAAATCACCAGTAGCCAAATCCATTTTAGTTTTATAAAACTGATTAAAATCTGACTCTTGTTGTTTAGTTTCAGATTTAAAAGCACTTATAAACTCTTTGCTAATTCTTTCTTGTTCTTTAATTTCTTTATCATCATAATATTTTGCAATATCTAACATCTTTTGTCTATAGGCAGCATAATATGTTATTGAATTAGTATATCCTGCGGCCTTCATCTTTTCAAGATTGTCAGCTAACAATAGACCAGCCTCATATTCTTTTTTACCTCTTTCATCTAATGTAGTAATATAGGCCTTAGTTTCTGCATCATTAGCGTTTTCTATAGCCTTTAATCTTTCTTTAGCTCTGTTGTCTTTTTTAGGCGCTGCTGTACTTAAGGTTGCTGCGTCATTATTTTCGACTTGAGCAAGAGTGTTTTCATTTAATTTATTAGTAAATAATGTAACATTGCCTTGTGCCTTAGTAATTTCTTTGCCTTGTTTATTAAAAGCAGCTGTAGTAACATTTAATGATGTTGTAGCAACATTTCCAACACTTTTTAATACTTGATAACTAGTTTCTAAAAAACCTAGATTTTTAACAACTTGTTCGCCTTGCTCAGCCTGAAGCTTAAATATTTTTGCTTCTTCTTCTGCTATTAATTTAGAAAATGCTTCAGCTCTTGCTTTTCTTAATAATGCTTCTGAAATTTTGTTAGTAATTTCTATTAAAGACTTTCCGTCATCAATATCTGTTTTTTGAAGATCTATATTGCCTTTATACTTCTCTTTAAGTAAATCTAATGCTTCTGTTCTATCTGTAGTACTTTTATTAACATCGTTTATTACTATTAACAATGCTGCATTTGTTGCAGTCTCTGCTTTTGCTACACCAATACCATCAGAAATAGCAACATTTAATTTTTGTTGTGCACTATCTACGGCATTAATTCCATATATAAAAGAAGCTATTTCTTTCTCATAAGCTGTTGTAAATGCTATAAGAGCAGAAGCTATAAGGTAAATAGGCCCAGCTGCTCCAGCAATACCTCCTACGAGAGCAGGAAGGTTATTTTGAATACCTCTAAATCCATAAGGTAAATCTTGAATAACTAATGCAAAGCTTGTCCATTGTTGGTTAGATTTCTTAATGCTATTGCCTGCCTTTGTCATCTTTTCAGAAGTTCTATCTATGCCATCTCCTAATTTTTTTAATTGATCCCCAGTTTCTTTAGAAGTAGTTTCAATTCCTCTTAGATATTCAGCAAATTTTTTAGCTGACGCAGGAACATTCCCTAAATCAAAGTCGAACTCAATTTTAATCATCTGATTCTCTGCCATTATCCTATAAGTTTATATATGTCCATATTTTTTAAGCACAGCCTTTAATTCATCTTCATCCATTACTCTAGGCTTTACAAAGTTACGAGTATCGCAGTCTAATTCCATAAGCTCACTAGGTTTAACCTTTTTCCCTTTCGGTAGTTGAATATTAATTAGCATTGTTGTTTGCCACCTAGTTCTAATCCATTGTTGCTCTTCTTCGTGTCTATATCCATACCACACAAAATCTAATTCACCCATCGTCATCTCCCAAAACAAATGGGGAAGCACTTTGCACTCCCCCATTGTATATTTCTCTATGTCAATCCACTCTAATTTTTTTTTACTCCATCCTTTTTAGTTGACTTTGTTGGGGCACTTTCTATTCCACTTTGCATACTTTCTGATAATGCTGTCATCAGTTCTTGGAATTTTTTACTTCCCATTCCTCCCATATCATCTACCCAATCACAAACTTCTATTTCAGTAAAGTTTGGTGTTATACCTTGTGAGTATAATGGGTATTCAGCAGCAGCTTTCAGTAAGTTGATAATAGCATCCAAAGACGCTTGTCCACTTAAAGCCTCCCCTATTTCAGAAGGACCTATGCCTTGTAATTGACAGAATCTTTTAAGACTCCACGTACAAAAACGCATCGGTATCTTCTTTCCATCGGAAAGAGTTAATTCAAATTGTCCTCTCATTTTGGTTTATTTTTGGTTGGTTATTATGCGTTGGTAGCGATAGTTAATGCTCCTGTTCCTTTGAAAGAAACTGAGTAAGTAACTGGATTCTCCATATCAGCAGTCATATCTACGCTCTCGATAAATGCTTGACCTGAATAAATCACATCACCTGTAACTGGAGTTACACCATTTACTGTTGAGTTATCTACTGTTGTAAATTTAACTAAAACTGAAGTTCTAGCGATTGCTAAAGCGTTCAATTCAGCTGTAGTTACATAAGTAGCAACTGAACCAGGTACTACTGTAGCTAAACCATCAGTTGTTAAAGACCAAGATTTTTGTCCACCAATCTCATCAGCCCATCCTAAACTTTGTTTAGTAGAAGCATCAGGAGTATCGATAGCTAAACTTAATGAACAAGAAGTAGCAAATCCTATTACCTCTGTTCCGATTAGAACCACTAATGAGGTTCCGTTAAATACACTTGTTGTCGGCATTTTATTTTATTTTTATTTTATGTTAATTGATTCACGAAATGATCCATTGTTATCACCCTTCTGAAAACATAAGCTTCATTCACATAGTCAAAGGTAGCAATATTAGAGCTAACCCTTCTAGTAACTATCTTAAAATCAGGTGCCGTATTTGGGTATAAAGGAGGATTAACTCCTACAATTACTAAAAAATCATTAGCATAAGTATCTACTGATTTCTGACCAACTTCACCTGCTTTAAAAGTCCTATAAACTATGTCAAATTGAATACTAACATCAAAACCAAAGCTTTGTTTATTACTATTCTCTGCTTGTGTCTGACTACTGATAATCAAATAAGGTGGTTCTACTGTGTCAGGTGCTATGGTATCATAAACACTCAATGAGTAAGAAGCCGCTGTAAGCTTATCTATATAAGCCTTCCTTAATGTATATCCGCAGTCCTTCATTTTTTACAAATTTAACGAAATATATTTATATCCTAATTTTCTTAATCTTGTTAACCATCTTACCTAAAACTTCGCTATATGAATTAAACATATATGGTTTATAAGGCCTACCAATTAGTTCGTCCTTTCTAACTTTAAAAGTAAGAGCGTATGCCTCTAATTCACTTCTATTTATATTTTTATATGGGGGTATCCCATAACTATTACCAGTACCAAATTCAACATAAGCAGCATAATAAGCACTAGCAAATACTGTTGCACCTACTCCTTGTGCATACTCAGTAAACCCAATAGAATTTTTTAATACTTTAGTTTTGCCTACAGGAACTCTTGCTTTAGCAGCATTATAAATTTCTTTAACAGAATCATTTATAATCTTTACAGATTCTTCAGCTACTTTTTTAGGAGCAGCGTTAATCTTTCTAATAATGGCATCTACACCAATAATCTTTGCTTGAAAACTAGCCATTACTTAAGAGTTGCACAACCGATTAAATAATATTGATTCAAATCACCTTCGTTTATAATAGAGTTAATTAGATAAGTTCTTGACTTCCAAGTAATTACAAGAGCTTGAGTAAATGTCTTGCCTGTTGTATATCTAATTCTAAAAGTAATTGCATCGCTCAAGCTATCTTTACTAGTTATGTTGGTCTTAGAATCGCTATTAGAGACCATTTCAGCCCAGCAAGTGTAATAAGGTACAAGTGTATTCACAAAGCCACCAGCACTATCAGAAACGCTTGTTTTCGTATTAAAGGTTATTCTATTTCTAAGTTTTCCAATCATTAGATAAATATGTTAATTCTTTTGAATGGTTTCATTAATTCGTAAGCTGTAATTACGTTGCTGTTAGGCTTAGTAGACTCAACGCTAGATTCTCTGTATTCGTACAAGTCTGATAGCAATTTGAAAACTGCTGTTCTCATAGAGCTAGGAGGTTCACAATAACCACAGGTATAGGTAAATCTGTATTCGCTAGAAGGGTAAAAAAACGTATATATTTTTTTATAGTTTATACCCATTACAGTATAACTACCATCTTCCAAAGCAACCCAGTCTTGACCATCAAAATACTCTACGCTTAATATCGTAGAAATAGGTACATAAGGTAGTTCTATTAAATCGTCTACGTAAGCTATAACTTGTAGAGTTCTTTCAGTCATAGCAACTCCAGCGTATTGTTCTAGTCTAACTCTTGCACTTGTAATTAATGCTGTTATTAAAGCATCATCTTCTGAGTAATCTACCCTAAGATAGTTCTTTGCTTCAGAAAGTGTTATTGGCTCTGATATAATCTCGGATAAAACCGCTACATCTCTTAGTATCTGCATTATGCTAATTTTTACAAAAATAGTTAAAATTTAGTGTAAACAAAAAGGGATAGCTTTCTAGGCTATCCCTTGTATTGTAAATCTAATTAAAGATTAAGCAACGTTACCGAAATCACCATAAATAAACGCACCAGCGTAATAGATAGGTAAAGCGATACGAGCTTCAACTCTTACAGTAATCATATTCTTAGTAAAGTTGTCAGCATCAAATTCAGAGAACTGAACAGAGATACCTTGATTCTGCATAATTTGAGCACCCATAGACCAGTCACCTACTACAAACTTATCTACTGCGATTGCAGTTGATTTGTAAAGAGGGATACCAGCGATAGATACACTACCATCAGTAGTAACAACTGTAGAAGCAGGTAAGCTGTAAGCAGCGTTAGTGTTCTTAGTGTTCATAATAGCAGCCCAATCAGTTGGGTTAACTAAGATACCAGTTGCAGAGTAGTTAGAAGTTTCTAACTGAGCAATAGCTTGAACTAATTGCTCTACGTCTACTGTAGCAGCACCTGTTGCAGCTGTAGCTACTGGTAAAATACCTTGTAAGTTAGGAGCAGTACCATTACCACTTAAGATTTGAGCATCTTCAGCAACTAAATACTTCTCTAATAAACGAGATTGTAAGAAAGAAGTCATAGCAGGTATATCATCTAACATTTGACGAGAGATACGAACAAAACCAGCAATGTACTGAGCTGCTGCATCTTTCATTGTAATATCAAAATCAACTTGTGCTTTAGAAGAACCTTGAGTTTGAGCTGCTGGATCACCTTCTCCACCACTTTCGTAAGGGAAAGTAAATAAACCTTGAGACAAACTACCGATTGGTAATAAGCTTCTCATATGCACCTTACGAGAAGGTAAAGCATATACTTGATTAGCATATTGACGAGTAATGTCACCTGTAAGGTTAACCGCTTCTGTCATATTACCAACTGCCTTTGTATCCAAGATAAAGCTTGAACGCTTTTGTTCACCACGAGCTAATTTCGCTAAACTATCAGAATTGTTCTCGATAGCATCTGCAAGGGTAGCATTAAACCCTTTTACTTCTGTTTGATTCATTTTAACACGATTGTTTTTTGCTTCCATTTTTTCAATTTCATCCTTAACAACTATAATTGAAGCTTTAGTTGCTTCTAATTCAGCCTTTACGCTTTCTAATGCACTAGCATTATCAGCCTTCGCACTTTCGATTGCTCCGTTTACTTCGGATTTAATGCCTTCGAATGCACTTTTAATTTCTTCTACCATTAGTTAAAAATTTTAAATGATTGTAAATATTTGTTTACTTCTATCTCGATAGAAATCATCGGATCAGCTTCCTCAGTTGGCAATGCTTCTTCAGCGGTTGGCTCAGGTGTGATTGATTCTTCATCTTCCATCTCAGATAGATATTGTTGTAATTGTTTAAGTTTAAGTTCTAACAGCTCGAATGTTTCGTCAGTAAAGTGTCCATTTCTCAAAGACTTAATGGTTTTACCCATCTCATCTACTAGAGTTGACTTAATCTGACTTTTGACTCCAACTGTTGGTGTATTTGCGTTTGCACCCCACAATACGGAACTTCCTTCATACAATTTAATTTCATTGATTTCATTGTATCCTGATTTCGCTTGTGACTTGATAGTCTGAAATCCGATACTATGTTCTGTGATATGACCATCTTTATACAACTCATATAGGTCGTTGCCTATGGTTGTATTAGGTAGTTTAACACTTGCCTTTAATCCAAAGGCATCTTCGCTAATCTCAAAAGGTTTTGCAATAGGCTTATCAGTAGAATGGTTCATTAAATGCCACACTCTGTTTTTAGCTTGTGGGCCATTCTCTTTTAAGGTTTTAGTAAATGCACCTGGTGTAATAATATCACCATCGCTATCTACATTACCAAATGCAGAATAGTAGACTGTAATAACTCTACTATTGTCTTCCATATCTATGGGAGCACCTTCAATCGACTTTTTGTTATAAAAATTACTCATATTTATTTGTTTAAGCTACATACACCGTACAGCATCGGCAGTTGCAGTTATTTACTGCTCCACCGTTCTCATCGTGTGCATATTGCATTTCAATTACACCGTATTTAGGAGTGTTTACTAGGAATGGTTGATTCACAGGTATTCTTACTCCACCATCATCAGGATTCGTCTGTCTATCTAAGGCTTGATGCCAAGCTCTAGGTAGTGCTACATACTCAGCGTGAACCCATTGTTTAAGCAAAGGTATATTAATTCCTCTTGTTGCTCCCATCGCACCTGTACTTAAAGCTTGATGGGTTTCTGTTCTTGCGATTAATAAACTCCTTGCGTTATTTATTTTTCCTTCTCTTAAGGTCTGTATAGCCAAGCTATTTATTTCATCTCTTGATAGGTTGTTATCTTTTCCGTATTGTAATACCGTATTAAGAATCCT